ATATTTTGGCTTGCAATCTCTGACACGTTGATGCTTGACCCACCCGGGGAACAAAAAGTAGGGCTTCCCGTCTACCGCATAGAGAGAAACGCAGCCTTTTGCCGCCAAAGCTTGGAGCGCAGCATCGATATCTTTGATGGATAGCCTTTCCCTAAACGGGAAAACTCGTCCTTTTATAATCGCGGG